CGCAACTATCCAGTATTGCGGAGGCTAACATGACACCAGAATGGGAACTAAGAAGAATCCGTAATGCTCACTTGCGTGAATGTGACTGGACACAGTTTGCAGACTCACCACTAACGGCAGAGCAAAAACAAGCATGGGCGACATATCGTCAGGCATTAAGAGACTTGCCAGCAAACTCAACACCTGCGTTTGATGAGAACAATCAGTTGGTAGGTTATGTACTGCCACAAAGACCGGAATAAATTATGAAATTCGAACTAGACCAAAACGAAGCGCAGTTTATCGTACAGGTAATCGGCAACCTGCCAACGCAGTCAGGAGCGCATCCTCTGTGGCAGAAGCTGGTAGCACAGTTTAACGAGCAGACTGAAGAATGAGCCTTCAGTACGTCCTATACGACTATTGGGATTATGGCTATGCTGAAGGTGATGCAATCCTTGAGTTTGGGAGTGCGTCTGTAACGGCAAATGCTACGGTTACTGCTAGTGGTATCAGGATACAGTTTGGCGTAGGATCGATTACAGGTAATGCAACAGTCTCTGCTCAGGGTATTAGGGTTCGGACTGCTGATGCAGGAATTACGGCTAGTGCGGTACTAACGGCTGACGGTACTAGGGTCAGGACTAGCTCAGGGTCTATTACTGGAACGGCAACAGTCTCAGCACTTGGCGGTATTGTAGCGAGTGGTGATGCAAGCATTACAGGATTTGCAACATTATCAGCGTTAGGCAATGCGACGTTTAGTGCTAATGCTGCGGTTAGTGGGAATGTCACGGTAACGGCTGCTGGTGGGATTATTGGCGGTGATTGGGTTGATGTCGTACCTGAAGCGAACACATGGACTGCTGCTAATGCCTCGACTGATACATGGACACCGATAAATGCTGGTGCTAACACATGGTTTAGTGAGCTTTTGACCGATCCGTATGTAGAATTCGGTTATTGGGAAGCTGGTTACACGGATGAGCGTTACGAGTTCTGGGTTAATCGTAGCGCGAGTACAGACAGTTGGATGAGGCAATAATGGATATTAAGTTTGGTGATTGGTTGCCAGATCAGCCGGGAGTTACAGGGGCTGTTACAGACGCTAAGAACTGTTATCCGGTAGCTAACGGTTATGCGCCATTCCGTAGTGAGGCTGATTATTCGGATGCTGCTGCTCAGGACTTGTTGATTACCTTTGCGGGTAAGTTTGGCGGTGCTACGACGTTATTTGCGGCTGGTGCTACACAGATTTACAAGTTTGACTCTAACGATGCCAGCTTAGATGCGGCTACTACGACGGGTTATACGGCTGTAGAGGGTTGGGATGTTACTCAATTCGGGGCTAAGATCATTCTGGCTAACGGTCAGGACAAGCTACAGGCTTGGGAACTTAACTCCTCGACTAACTTTGCTGATTTAGCGGCTGCTGCACCTACGGCTAAGTTTGTTACCGTAGTGAAAGACTTCGTTGTAGCGGCTTATGTTGCAGGTGGAGATGAAAATAAGGTCTATTGGTCGGATATTAACGACGAAACTGACTGGACTCCGGGTGCTGCTAGTCAATCTGACTTTCAGGTAATCCCTGATGGTGGTGATATTACGGGTTTAGCAGGTGGTGAATACGGTTTAGTGTTCCTAGAGAGGGCGATTTACCGGATGACCTATGCTGGTAGTCCGTTTTTCTTCCAATTTGACGCTATTTCACGGTCTCTAGGCTGTATTTCTAACGGTTCTATTGCTCAGTACGGTGGATTGACCTATTTCCTAGCGGATGACGGGTTTTATGTCTGTGATGGACAGTCCGTAAAGCAGATTGGTGCTGAAAAAGTAAACAGATGGTTCTTTAGCAACGTCGTTCCTAATGAAATTTTTGCAGGAATGAGTGCTACGGTTGATCCTATTAACAAATTAGTAATCTGGCGGTTTCCAGCTACGTTTGGTCGGAAGTTATTGATTATTTACTCGATAGATTTGGATAAGTGGTCGTATGCTGAGACTACGACTACATCTATTGCTTATGTGCTAACACCTTCAGCGACGTTAGAGCAGGTAGATAACTATAACAACAACATTGATGCCTTAGATATTCCTCTGGATTCACGGGTATTTGCTGGTGGACAGCTATTGTTTGCGGGTGTTTCAGGCTCAAAGATCATTGCCTTCCAAGGGCAGCCTAAAACGGCTCAGATAACGACAGGAGACATTGATATGGGTCGTTCTACTGTCATGCTGGTTAGACCGACTGTAGACGGTGGTAGTGCCTCTGTAGCGGTTGCTAGCCGTGATCTATTGTCTGAGCAGGTAGAGTTCTATACGGACGTTCCAGCAGACGCTGAGAACCGTGTTTCTATTCGGTCTAATGGGGAATACCACAGACTGCGGTTGACTCCGACAGGGGCTAACTGGACTACTGCGGTAGGAATGGACGTTGACGTTGTGAAGCAGGGTAATCGATGACCAGAAGGATTCAATTCCAGACGCTACCTGTATTTGGTGCAGACCAGAGGCAGGTTGCTGAGGTTGTTCGTGGTGCTATGAATGGCAAAACGAATAACACCGGAGAGATTACCTTAGCCACAGGGAACGCTACTAGCACTACCCTTTACGATGACCGTATAGGCTTTGACAGCCTTATTTTCTTCGTACCCTTATCTGCGGCTGCTGAGGCTGATTCAGCACCTTACGGAGCGTTTCAGGACTCCACAGACCAGACTGCTGCTAATACGACAACTGCCTATGCTGTTACGTTTGATACGACAGACTATAGCAATGGAGTTTATCTTTCTAATAGTTCTCGTCTTAATGTCAGGAATTATGGAATTTACAATATTCAGTTTTCTATTCAGCTGAAGAATACGACGAACGACTCTCAGGATACGGATATTTGGTTTAGGAAGAACGGAACTAACGTAGCAGGGTCTAACAGCCGGTTCTCGATGCCAGCGAGGAAAAGCACAGGTGATCCTAGTCACTTGATTGCTGCGATGAATTTCTTTATGGAAATGAACGCTGGAGACTATGTTGAGATAATGTGGCGAGTATCTGATATAGGTGTTTCTATTGAGCAGTATCCTACGAGTACGAGTCCGACTAGACCGGCTATTCCTAGTGCTATTGCGACATTGAATTATGTAGCACCATCAGCAACAACGAACTTATACGTTTCTACTCAGCAACAAGGTCAAGCAACTATTACACATTGGGCAAATGCTACAGCAGACAAAACTTACGGATATATCGTTGTCGGTTGAGTTCCGATACATACCAGTCGATCAACTAAGGAACTGGTGGGGAACTATTAAACCGGGGCTAGAGAAGGTAAAGACTCGGAGTCCTGAAAACTGGATTGTTGAGGACGTTTACACGGACTGTTTTAACCAGAAGGCGATGTTATGGGTAGTGCTGAAGGATAACCACTTTAAGGGCTTTTTTATCTTACAGCCTATCGATCAAGAGCTTCATGTATGGGCTGCTTGGACGTTAGAAAATGATTATCAACTGGTAGATTCAGGGTTAAAATACATAAAAGACATGGCTCGTCAAGCAGGGGTGAAATACCTGACGTTTTCGAGTCATAGGCATGGATGGCAGAGAAGGGCGAGAGCATACGGTTTCCGTCCTAGACGATGGATTTGCGAGGTGTGACATGGGTGGTGGCGGCGGTACTCAAGAGAGTAAAACAGAGATCAGTCCGGACTTTAAGCCGTTTATAACGTATAGCTTAGAGGAGGCTAAACGTCGTTATCAGGCTATGCCAGAGGCTCCTGAGACCTTGGCTGTATCTCCTTCAGCAGCGACTCAGCAAGCCCTACAGATGGCTCAGGAACGGGCTATCGGTGGCTCTCCACTACTACGGGCTGGTCAGGCTGAACAACTTGCTACGATTGAAGGTCGTGGCGTTAATCCGTTTCTAGGTGGGGCTTTGGAACAAGCTAACCGTCTAGCGGGTGAACAGTACACACGGAATATTCAGAATCTACAGTCTAAGGCGGCTTCTTCTGGTCGTTATGGATCGGCTGCAATGGGTCAGCAGGCTGGTACGGCTCAAGACATCTTTGCTCGTGCTTTAGCTGAACAAGGCGGTCAACTAGCGTATTCGAGTGCTGAGGCTGAGAGAGCTAGACAAGTTGCTGCTGCTCAAGGTGCGCCACAAATGGCTGCTGCTGACTATGCTGATATTCAGCGTCTACTTCAGGTTGGTCAAGGTAGAGAAGGTTACGAGCAACAGGCTATTCAGGGTCGATTGGCTGCTCAAGACATTCCGTTACAAAGATTGCAACGTGCTGCGAATGTGTTCTATGGTGCGCCATTAGAGACTAAAACGACTTCTACTCCGCAGGGAGGTAAATAATGGGTGATCCGATCACTATGGCGATGATTGGTGCTGGCGTAGGTGCTGTCACTAATCCTAGAAAGCCTCTACAGGGTGCGTTGTTAGGTGGTGCGTTAGGTGGCTTTGGTGGTGCTTTTGCTAATGTTGCGAAACCTGCTGCTACGGCTATGGGTACTACGGCTGGGGGTGTTCCTCTAGCAATAACTGGTTCTACTCCGGGAGCTGCTTTACCGAGTGCTGCATTGCCATCATCTACAGTTACGTTGCCTGCTGTTCAAGGTGGGGTTATGTCAACTCCTACTATGTCAATGCAAGTAGCTAATAAATTGCCAATGGCTAACCCAACGTTGCCGGGAGTTGTTTCAACTAACGCAAGCACAGGACTGATTCCGTCAATGACTGCCGATGTAACGATGATGGATCGTTTGCGGGCTGTAGGTCAGTTTAATCGAGATAACCCGATGGTAGGTCAGGTAGGTTCTAGTGCGCTACGAGATATTACACAGCCTCAACCTATGGCAGCAGCGGCTCCTCCGGGATTGTTGAGAGGTAATCCAATTCCTGTGGAACAGCAGCAAATGGCTATGCTCCAACAACCGCAGATCACACTTATCTAAGGTGACGTATGGCTATTGAAGATTACATTCCTAACGTCTTTGGCGGTGTGCCAACAGGCTACAAAGGTCTATTAGGTGACGAACAGTCTACTGCTCTGAGTAAACGAGCTAACCTAGCTGGATTGCTAGGCTTTGGGTCTGCATTGGCTCAGGGGATGTCTGCTCAAGGTTATCGTCGATCAGCATTAGAAAATATCCTGTCTGCTGCTAGTGCTGGTTTTGGTGGTGCTGGTCAGGCTTATGAGTCTGGTCTAAAAAACATTATCAATCAGCAACAGTTATCCTTGCAGCAACGTCAAGTCGCGGGTATTAATGCGATGAAACAGAAGTACCCAGACCTAGCAGACGAGTTTGATACGAATCCTGCTGGTGCGTTCCGTCTGGTTGCAGAGCGTGAACAAGCTAAAACTAAGCCTATTACCGTTGGTGAAGGTCAGACGGTTATTAGCCCGCAAGGTCAGGTTTTGTTCTCTGCTCCGGGTTCTAAAAAGAAAAGTACCGCAGTCGTTGGGAATACTGTTGTTGATCTTGAAACAGGTCAGCCTATTTATACTGCTCCGGAAAAGCCGCAAGGGAAAATATTAAATAGCCAAGAGGCTTCTGCTCTTGGATTGCCTCCAAATATTGTTTATCAGCAAAGTGCTACAGGTGAAATTAAGCCTGTTGAAGGTACTGGTGCTAAGGCTCCAGAGATCAAAGATTTTGCTGATGGAACTACTCGTCAATACGATGCAGCTACTCAATCATGGAAAGTTGTAGCTCGTAAGCCAGCAGGTGAAGGCAAGACGATGTATGACAATAAGCCGACTGTAGATGCTCAAGGTCGGTTAGTGTTCTTGCCTACTCGTCCGGGATCGCCTGTACTTGATGCTCAGACTGGTAAGCCTGTTGATGGTTTTATGCCTAAAACTGAGGCTAAACCACTTCCTCCAGCACTTCAAAAGGCTGAAGAAGAAGACTACGATTTAGGTACATCAGCGGCTAATCTTGCTAGAGATGCAAACAAGTACGTCACTAGCATCATTAACGGTACGATCCCATTCGGTCTAAAAGAAAGGGCTAGTATTGCTGTTCGTAGCGCAATGGGTTCTGGTGATCCTGATGTTGTCGCTAGGAACGATTTTGATCGTTGGAGAATTGAATATGTTAATGCAACCTTACGCCAAAACAAAGGTACTCAGACTGAAGGTGATGCAGTTAGGGCAACAAATGAATTGAAATCTGCTGAATCTCCGGAAGATGCTGCAAAAGCAATTATTAGAGTCCGTGATGTTAATACAAGATCGGCAAATGATTATCAAACATCAATTAACCGTCGCAGAACTAATGCAAAATTACCTGAAGCAGAAGTAAAACTAGATATTCCTAAGTTTGAACCGTATGTCTTTACTGATGCTGACTACAGAGCCATTCCTAACGGAGCAACCTATATCGATTCTAAGGGTGTTCGTCGAGTCAAAGGAAAACGATAATGGCTAACGAATGGGAAAAAGATGCTGTAGCTGATGATTCTTCAATGCAATCGTCAGTAATGATGCCGAAAACTCCTTATACCGGCTCTGCTGAGGCTGTACGTTCTGTAGCTCAAGGTGCTACGTTTGGCTTTGCTGACGAGCTAGAGGCTGCGTTTAGGACTGGTCAGATCAGCGGTGAGCAGTATCAGGCATTGCGTGACAGATTGCGTCAACAGCAGACTCAATTTCGTCAGGATTACCCGATTCTAGGTGGTGGTGCTGAGGTTACAGGGGCTTTAGCGGCTCCTTTTGCTGCGTTTAAGTATCTAGGTAAGGCTGCTCCAGCGGTTCAGGAAGCTATTAGTGGCGTTACATTTCCTCAGCAAGTCGTTAGAGGTGGTGCTACAGGTGCAGTTACAGGTGCGCTAAGTGGTGCTGGTACTGCTGAAAAGGATGTGACTGGTGGTGCTACGACATCAGGGATTATCGGCGGTGGTTTAGGTGCTTCAGTTCCTCTAGCATTGCGTGGTGCTGGTGGTGTGATTAAGAATATCCTAGTTGCTTCTGGTATTGGAGATCAGCCTACAGCAGCTTCTAAACTGATTGCTGATGCCCTAAAGAAAGACAATCTGACCATTGATGAGGCTCAGAATGTCTTAAGTGAGCTAGAGCGTCTGAATGTTCCTCGTCCTGTATTGGCTGATGTTAGCAAGAGCCTACAAGACCTAGCGTACTCGGCTTATGTCGTACCTTCAACAAAGAAGGATTCGACTCTACGGTTCCTAGAATCCAGAATGATTGACCAACCTAACGATATTGTTAAAGGTTTGGTAACTCGTGCTGGATTGGGTAAGAACGTCAATGGTTACGAATACCTTGATTTCTTGGCTCAGAATCAGAAAGCTGCTGCTAATGCCAAGTATCCACAGGCTTATAGCAAGGCTGTAGATGCTAGAGACTTCCGTAAGTATGTTGACCGTCCTGTGTTCCAGCAAGCCTATGATGAGGCTGTAAAACGTGCTGGTGTGCGTGGTGAGACATTGCCTGACCTAGAACAGGTAAGAAATGCTCAGTTCGTTCCTACGGATGTTTTGCATCAGATTAAGATTGGTCTGGATCGTATTGTTGAAAAAGAAACAGATACGATTACTGGCAAAGTTACGAGCTACGGTCGTGATGTCTCTAATGTGCGTAGAGAGTTTAACGATCTGATAAAAGAAAAGAACCCTATTTACGCTAAAGCAAACAAGGAGTTTGCTGATAACGAGCGTCTGAGAAGTTCTTTTGAGTCTGGTCAGGGTTATCAGAAACTTGAGTATAAAGAGGCTCTCAACAAACTAAAGGGCATGAATGACTCTGAGAAAGAGGCTTTCCGTCTTGGTATGATGGCTGACGTAAATAGCCGTTTAGAGAACTTCAAAGGCGGTGACTTTGCTCGTCAAATCTTCAAGAGCGACAAGCAGAAATCCCTAATGCGTTATGCCTTTACCGATAAAGACCAGTACAACCAGTTCGTTCAGTATGTAGATGCCTTAGAGCGTCAATCTAAGACTGCCAAGGGCATTATTGGAGGCTCTCAGACTGGTGAGCGTTTGGCTACTAGCGAGGGTACTGGTAAGGCTGCTGGATTGGCTCAGAGTTACGCCACAGGTGGGCTTACTGGTACGGCTATGGAGCTATTACGTCAGGGTGCTGCTAGGACTAAGGGCATTAGCGGAGAGACTTCTGCTGAACTCCAGAAGCGTCTATTTTCGTCTGATCCTATTGAGCAACGAGCAATTTTGCAGGAACTCCGTCTTAGGACTCAGCAGCGTCCTGTCGGTGCTGTTCCCGGTGCTGGTGCTATTGGAACATTAACAGGATTGCTATAAAGGTGAATCATGCCAAAGAATAAAGTTAGCGAGTGGAGTGCAACAGCAGCTAATAACACCGATATAGGTGGGATTAACATTGCTGAAGGATGTGCGCCTAGTGGTATCAATAACGCTATCCGAGAGCTAATGGCTCAGGTTAAGGATATGCAATCCGGTACTGATGCTGACAACTTTGCTGTCGGTGGTAATTTAACGGTTACAGGTACTGCTACTGGTGTTACGGCTACATTTGGCGATAGCACTACTAAATTTGCTACTACAGCCTTTGTACAGGCTGCTCTAGCGGCTGCTTATCCTGTAGGTTCTATCTACATTAACGCGACGAATAACACCAATCCGGGTACGTTGTTAGGCTTTGGCACTTGGGCAGCTTTTGGTGCTGGTCGAGTCATGGTCGGCTTCAATGGCTCTGATCCGCTATTTGATGCTGCTGAAGAAACAGGTGGTTCTAAAGATGCGATTGTTGTAAGCCATACGCATACTGCGACTGTAACTGATCCGGGTCATACGCACTCAACAGCACTCTACTATCGTCCTCATTCTGCGTCTGGGTCTGCACAGAGTTATGCTCAGAACACGACTGGATTTGGCTCTCAGATTTCTACGAATTCAGCATCTACTGGTATTACTGTGTCTAACAGCACAGAAGGTTCTAGCGGTACTAACGCTAACTTGCAACCATACATTACTGTTTATATGTGGAAACGTACAGCATAATGGATAACCTAATCTCACAATTCGTCGTAGGTATTGGTGGTATTGGTGCTGGAGCTTGGGCTATGTACCAGAAGATCAAAGCTGATAACCGTAACAATCATGCTGCTGACGTTACTGGTGCTGCATGGGAACAAGTAATCACTACCTTGCGTGAAGAAGTTGCTCGTTTGTCAGACCGTCTAGCTACTGTGGAGGAGCAGAATCGTAAGTGCGAAGAAGCTAACCATGCCTTGCACGAAGAAATTATCGCTATGAAGAAACAGCTACACCTGTTCTGATGTGCTAGACCCTATAACGATTGCTGCGGCGTATAAGGCTTGTACCACAGCGATTGACCTAGCTAAGAAAGGCGTAGACCTTTACAAGCAGATAAAGAATACCAGCGGTGACGTAAGTGACGTTCTAAAGGACTTAAAGGAACAGTATCACAAGATAGTCGATCCTAGTCCTGAGCAGAAGAAGCAATATAACGAAGAAGTTAAGAAGGTTCAGGAAGTTGCCAAAGCTGTACCTGATGATGTTCTAAGTGACATCTGGAACAACTTAGGAGCCTTTATTGACCAGTATGAAGCTCTGATGAAGATATACATCCAGAGTGAGGCTGAGTCTAAAGAAGTCTATAGGGGTGAATTATCGCTAGGTCGCAGGGCGTTAGAGCGAATTAGGCTAGAGTCGAAGCTAAACGATATGCTGGCTCAGGTTAGAGAGCAGATGGTCTATAACACTCCACCGGAGTTGGGGTCTGTGTGGTCTAGGTTTGAGAAGGCATGGACTGACATCCAGAACGAGCAGTCTGATGCTCTAGCGATAGAGACAAGAAAGTTACAGGCGGCTAGATGGCAACGAAGAAAGGCGATAAATCGTCTCAAAAGTCGGCTGGTATGGATTGGAGCAGTCGTGTTCGTAATAGCGTGGTCGGTGGGTCTAATGTGGCTGATAATTCAAAGCGCGACTCAGAAGATGTACCTTGGTCTTTGATTACAGTAGTCCTAGCTGTGATCCTAATGTTTTTTATCGTAATGCCTGTACTAGCATTTATGTACTACGATATGTACTATGCAACTCAGGCGGCTGTATCTGAAGTTAAAAAGATGAAACAGCTAAGACGAGAAATCCTAGAGGAGAGGATGTACGGTAAATGATAACGCTGGCACAGTTCAAAAAGTTTGCTCCTAATACAAAGTATCCTCAGCAATGGTATGACGCACTCTTTAGCAAGCAGGATGAGCTAGGAGGTAAGTCTCTGCTAGAGGAATACGAGATCAATACGCCTAAACGAGTCGCGGCTTTCCTAGCCCAATGTGGTCATGAGTCGGGTGGCTTTGTCTTTGTCACAGAGAACCTGAACTATTCTGCATCAGGTCTACAGCGGGTATTCCCTAAATACTTTCCTACTCATGAGATTGCCAAGCAATACGAACGTAATGCTAAGAAGATAGCATCTCGTGTGTATGCGGATCGTATGGGTAACGGTGATGAGGCTAGTGAGCAGGGCTGGAAATTCCGGGGAAGGGGAATTTTACAGCTGACTGGAAAAAATAATTATTTTTGGTTTGCAGCTAGCCTAGAGATTACACCTGAACAAGCTGTTGACTATTTGGAAACATTCGAAGGAGCCTGTCAGAGTGCTTGTTGGTTTTGGTCTGAGAACAAGCTCAATCGATTCGTAGATGCGGATGACTTTAAGGGTTTGACTAGGGCTATTAACGGTGGCTACATTGGACTTGAGGATAGGAAACACCATTATGAGATTGCTTTGTCTATGTTTGGTTCTGCTGCTTAGTGGATGCGATAGGTTCCGTTATCCTTGCCAAGACCCTGAGAATTGGGAGACTAAACAATGC